TTCTCCGCTGTTATCATTGACCCAATCACGAAAGCTCCAACCATTCCCAGCAGCAATTTCAACGTCCGAGTCGGCTGAAAATAAATTAATGGTGAGTGGGCTTAGTTTACATGGCAACTTGCTCCAGGACTTGGGCGCATACAGCCCACGTTCTCGTGCAGCTTGTAAAGCAGCAATACCTTCAGAATGATTATTATCGTTAAGATAATTAAGCAACGGCCAAAGGTCGACGAAGTTTTCTCTGCCAACTTCGATAATCAATGCTTCAAGTTCGCTTCGCTCGCCAGTTACTAACCAGCGATGGAAGAAGTGAATACTATGTCTATACCCAATTGCTTCGTCGACAAAATACAGTAACGAAGATCGTAAAGTTGTGTTATTGTCCATTGAACCATCCGTATAATTTTAAATTAGTTCGCCATTTGACATCTTCATATGTCAATGCTTTAGCTGGATGTAATTGCAGCATTTTTAAGAAATAACTTTGCTCAGCATCAAAATCAGGAAGTACCCAGCCTAATCCTTCGCTTATTTGTTTTCCCAATGTCTTACTACCTTTAACTGGGTCAGCATTTTTATGCTGGTTAAAGAAATCGTTAAACCATGCATAGTCTCGAATATTAACAACTTCAAAATCAGTGTACTGTAACATCTTAACTGCAAGCCTGGCGCCGTATATACTCCAAATGCCGTGTTCAACATCTCGACCGATTGTCATCCAGGTCATTAAACGTTGGAAATTAGCAGCATGCATTGTAGTAGGCCACTCGCTAAACTCCAACACTCGACCTTGCTCCATACTAAGTTTTATACCTTCACGAAAGCCAACTCGGAATGCTTGGTATGCACTGGCATTTGTGTGTACAGTCGAGAAGCAGCCCGGCAAATCTTTATAACGTTCAAAATCCCAACAAAAGTCAACAGCATCACGTTCAGAGTCTGATAGCTCGTGACTCTTCATATTTGTTAAGTGTTCGGTACTCCATAGCTTTATCCCGCCATTGCCATACATTAAGCCATTTGTATACTGACGGCCGCCCCAGGTAAAACTAACTTTACCATTCATTTCACTCGGTGGCCGCTGCTTAAAGAATGCAGAATCAACTACATTATCTGCGTCGACTGTAATAATATATTCGCTAGTAGCAAATTCACTTGCTGCGGCTTTGTGTGCTGCATCAAACCCAACGACACCATGCACCCGAGAAATACGCTTGTGCGGCACTATTAGCTTTAGTGCTTCCCAATTTGCATCTGCGTTTGGTTCGTCAAAACTTAGAAATACCAATGGGATAGTTGCAAGAGATTTTGCAGGGGTGCTCTTGGCAATATTAAATAACGACATTTTTAAATTCCTTTTTTAACCAAGACCAATCATTGATCTGATTCAGAGTCTCGATATCATCACTGTATTGTAGACCAAATTTTGCTCCAGTTCGTGAGCCATGTAATACATATTTTCCGTGCAACTGATCCTGGCCTGCCGTACACCAAATTAGCTTACGACTACTACACTCCTCAATTTCGTTCCAATACGAAAATATGTCAGATTCTGATTTATATCGATCAATAATAATCACACTTTGTACTTTTCTGTAAGTTGCTTTTTTAGCATTATCCCAGGCAGAGTCGTTAACTAATTTGGCCAATTCATTGAGTGCAGTTTGTTCAAGTTTTTTTGCACGGCGGATTCGACTTTTAATCATTGATAATGATGCAAGTTTAGCACATTCACGAAACGCACCAATCCAGGCAGATTCTGGCGATGCATTAAATCGTGTTTCGCAACTGATCTGATCCATGCTTACAACCGAACGTCCAATTGTAGTTGAAAGATCTAATTCCCAGCTACGTTGCTCAATGAATGGTTGACGCGGGAATAACTTAACACCGCCATAGCCGTATTCTAACTGATTCACTGGGTTGATACTTTTCCACACCAATACACATTCAGATTCTGGAATATTCCAATGCAGGGTGTCACTTGACGGTTCCCACCTAAAGTTAAATCCGCTCAATATCCAAGCATCTGCATCTACAACATAAAAGTTTTTAGTTGTGCTTAATTGAGCGCATGCTTTATGCACTTCGTATATGCCTTTAACGTTATCTACACGTTTTGCATGTGGGGCAAAAGTAAGGAGCCGCTGCCAATTAGCTTCGCTGCCTTCTTCGCCCATTGATATAAAGAATACGTCTAACATTATTCAGCAATAAACTGTTCAACATCGCTTTCTTTGATATGCGGTGCCAAACGATGTGGATTAAAGAAACTTGCTTTAAAGAACTTACTGCCAACTTCGTCAAGTTCAGCAATGTCCAACTGCAAGTCTTGACGCAATAATTTACCCAGCTTCACTGTCTCTGCCATTAGTTTATCTTTGCTCCAAGAATATTTTGAAGTGGGACACTTTTCTTCGTCTCCGGCAAACATAGGCATTACTGTTTCGCTCCAGTACTGATTATGCCATTCAAAGTCTGCTACCAATTTGTAGTCCCAGTCTTTGCGTAAGTTGGTCAAGTAGCAACCTAATCTAGCACCATACATGGCCCATAAGCCATTTTGAATATCTTGGCCAACGCTCATCCAAACTAAAAGTCTGCGATGATTTTTAAAGTTATTACGGGCAGCAATTTGTCTCCAGTCCATTGGCTTACCATCGTGTAGTGCTAACTTAACACCTTCGCGGAATCCTGCACGATATGCTTGGTAAGGAGTACTGTTGTTATACACATCACTGTAAATGTTGTTTAACTGATGGTAATGAATATCCCAGCAAAAGTCTACTGCGCCAGCGCCTGAATCAACTGCTTCATGTGTACGCATTTGTTCCACAACTTTCTTGGGCCAAAGTTTAACACCACCGTTGCCGTACACTAAGCCATTGATAACGTTTTTGCCTGACCAGCTTAGTACGTCACTGCGATCAAACTTGGTTAAGTCAAGTTCCATTTCAAAGAAGTCGGGTCGTACTTTATTGTCTGCGTCAATTGTAATGAAACGTTCTGTTTCTGCTAGCTTTGCTGCGGCTTTATGACAAGCATCACTGCCATATACTCCATGGCTGCGTTTGGCCCACGGACATTTTTCTAATAGGTCTGCATAGTTTTCATCTGCATTGGGTTCGTCATAGCTGATAAACACTACGTCAAATTCTGTAATTGGGGTTTTCACTGAAGCACTCCTATATCTAAGTTGTTTGCTTTATATAACAAACTTGGGACCACATGGTCAGGCCAATTTGAAATCAATTCAAATGGGTGTTCTTGTCGTAACATCAGTGCCGGTAATTCTGCCCATGTTACAAAAAAATCTGGGTCAGGTTGAGACAAAACTGCTACTGACAAGTTTCCGGTTACCTGATCAATCGCACACCCTTTTGAGTAGTGACTTTGCACCCAGAGCGATCCGTTCTTTGAGTACACACTAAGATGCTTTCCAGGGCCGCTTTTACTAAGAACTGTACGCTGGTCGATGATTTCTGAAAACTCAGAATGCTGCTGAGCTCGTACAAAGTTAAAACTGTCAGCAACTGGTGGCATATTGATACGTATTTTGTGTCCGTGATATAGAATTTTTTGAATCGCAGCATGATCCATAAATGCCCATAATCGTTTTTCCCAAAAGCCTCGTTCAATTACTTCAGCCAAATTAATTGAATCAAATCCAAGCAAGTTATGTGGATCTTCAACGTCACTGATAAAAAACGGAATGTTATCGGCTATAGTATTTCTGTCCAACCCATCTTTAACTCGAGTGGTCCATACTCTGCTTGCTTCGAATCGAATGTGGCCAGTATCTGCAAAAAGTGTTGCACGTAATGACGCAGGTGAGTAGCTAACAGTTTCAGCTGCTGATAACCATCCACGATACGATTGTTTCTTTTTGTATTCTGCTGGGCGTTTAATATCAACTAAGTCAAGTGCGCCAAGATTTTCGTTAAGGGATACTCTATAATCATTTTGATTACTTTCGCCTGCTAGAATCTTCTTAACACGAGTATAGTTAACTATCAATGTGCCTGCTACTTGGCGGTCGCCAGGCTCAATTGATTTGATCTTGCCGGAGTATTCGTCGTAATTTACACACCAAAATTCTGCTCGCTTCTTTTCTCGCCGGCGTACTTCAAACTTTAACTCTGCCATGATTACCAGTATTCCAATGGCTTAGTACTGCCTGCTAACCAGACTGGATGTAACTGTGCATGATTTTCAAGTTTGAAGTTTCCGTTGGCCGGATAAAACGCAATCCAATCATGCCACATGTGGCTTGCATACATTACTGGAGCAAGTTCCAAAT